GCGAATTCCTCGTCCGACATTGCCGCAAAACGATTAGCCGCATTCAGGGCACCCCTGTTTGCAACCATGCTTACAGACCCTGGCCGACTGGCTGCCTGAATTGCAGCGGCTGCGGTCTGATTTGGCTGCTGTTGCTGCTGCTTACCATCCTGCATGCTCATCTGTGCCATCTTCGCATAGTTGTAAGCAGTCAACATCGGATTTGGGCTATAGCGAATTTCCGTCATAATTTGAGGGTTTTTCAAAATCGCCTGTTTTAACGGTTCCCCTAACTGCTGAGGAGTCCCGACTAATTGCTGATAATCTGGATGCTGAACAAGAAACTGAAGTTCTCCAATCGAGGCCTGTACCTGCTGCACCATGGCCTGGGTTGCCTTCTTGGCTTCCGCGACGGTCATCACATCATCGTCTTCCAGCCCTTCATAGAAGTTGGGTACCTGCTGCTGAGGCTGCTGGGCCTGAGCATTCTGCATGTTCGCCTGATACAAGGCAATTTGCTGCCGTGACAGCTGAACCTGCTGCTCAAGCTCCTTGACCTTGTTGTTGACCTCCTGAAACCGCTCATACGGAATCGACTGCGGAGGCGCCTGCGGCTGATTGGCCTGTGGTGCGGCCTGCTGGCCTTTATTTTGATTCACTTGCTCCTCGGCGGCAGGAACATCATTAACGCCCGTTTGCTGTACTTCCTGTTCTAATTCCATAACTCATACTCCTGATTACTGTTGCGACTATGGTTCGGCTTCAACCCGTGCCGGTCGGCGAGTCCGGCTGTAACGCCTGAAAGCCCGTGTCGCTGGTTAAAAACGACCATTTCATTTAAATCGTTTAATCTGTTTTAATCTCTTTTCGGCTTGCTGTATTGTACCGTAAGTACCCATATTGCGATGAGTCTGATGGGTAACTACTCGATATTTCGTTTTACCATTAACCGTTACTTTCTTAATCATTTTTCCCTCTTCGTTTCTAATAAATTATTGGCGAATCATTCTCTTGTGCTGAATCAAACACACCCTTACTCCCCTCATCAGACATCTCGACGTGTTCCGTCGGAATATCCTGTGGCAGGGCATGTAAAATCTTTGCAAGGCCTTTCCGGTTATCCACATAGATACACAATGTACCCAGCATGGCGGGCGGGCGGTCGAGCATCAAAATCAGCTTGGTACGCAATATGCCAGGCTGAGCATGATCCCAATCACTGTAAACCAGAATGTAATACGCAGCATGCTTGCCTGAATTGTCACTGATAACCTTATCCAGCGAGGCCATCAGCTCCCTGCCAAGCTCTCGTCGGAGATCACCTGTATACAAAGCAACCATCATTCACCACCTTTCGACACTTGCTCAAATCCATCATTATCTCCGTGTTCTGGCCTTCTTGCGATCCTGAAGCCGGATTTTTTCCAAATCTGCAACGGCTTTGGCTGTCTTTGCAAAGCCATCCAACTGCATTTTCTGAATTTCGGCAGCCGTTTTGGCTCGATTCAAGCCAGCTGNNGCCAGGTTTTCCGCAATTTGCGACTGCATCAGCTGCTGTGTAATCTGCGTCATCTGCTGCTCACCCTGTGAAGCCTGCATCTGGGCCTGCTCTGCCATAGCAATGTGCTTTTTCAGATGCTCTTTCAGCTGGATTGGAGCGGCCTCCACTATCGCTGTAAACGGAATGGGAGCACCAGCCTGCTGAAGCGCCTTCAGCTCTTCATAATACATCTGACGCTGGCTGTCCGTAAGCAGGCCCTCTTGTACACTGAGATCATAGCGGCTCAGATCCGGATCATAGAATTCCCGGATGGGCTGCTCATTGATAATCCGCATAACCTTTTGCGGATGATAATGCTTCTGAATCAGATTGATAACCTTCTTGCCGAGCAATCTCTTGCTGAATCGATAATGATCAAACAAGTCCTGAAGGATAGTTAAGGCCCCGCCTTGACGCATTTTAGACAACACGCCGGCAATATCCTTCTCTTCCGTCCCAAACAACTCCTCGTTGATCCCAGGAATCTCCGTCAATAGATTGTCAATGGTCTGATTAAGCATAAACAGACCCTGCGGTATATCAACCGGCTGCTTCTTGCGTATGGCATCCAGACCGACAGGATTCCCGTCACGCTTGACCCAAGTTACCTTGCCTTGGCCGGATTGATACAATGATTCCGGATTTACGACGGCACCCTCAATCGCATCGTAGCCGCTGTTAATCTGACTCTCAATAATATCAATCTCCTGGCTGAGCCGCTTATTGAATTCAACCTGCGGATCTCGAATTGACCGAACAACGCCCTGAAGCTTCAGCTTATCGCTTTCGACCTCCGGATACCAGAATCCAAGCAACGGGACAAACCGGTATTCATCCAGCCCGAATGGGTCGGGCCCAGAATAGAACTGAACTCCCTGAATGAAAATCTCCAAATTCACACTGTCAACCCAACGGTCAATCGCTGTTACCATCGGATATTTCGTCAGAACATAGTCAAGAGCTTTCTGGCCTCCGTGCCATACTTGCTCTTGACCAGTCGTACGATCCAGAAGAACCTTAATTTTCTTAGTGGTCTTACGCCAAAACTCGTCGTAGCTTAACAATCTCTCCGCAAATCGCTTATTGGCAACGGTCAGATAGGGGAACTTTTCATCCCTGCCAACCTGAAGATCATCAATTTCAGCGTCGTGGCCTGGGACAAGCATCTTGGCCTCGTCCCTGCTCACATATTCCCGCCTTATCACATACCCGCAATCGCTCAGATCGCGCTCTGAAAATGTCGGATCAAGCAGACATTTGTTGTATGGAATGCGTTTAAACTTAATGTCACCATTCCTGTCTACGAATGGCTCTACAACGTTAAGGCCTGTGATACACGGCCCGCACTCAAACGCATCGCTCATCACGTTATAGCCATTGCCAACCCGCATAACATCCATCAGCACGCCGGTAATCTGGCTTGCTGCTCTGTCATCCTCCATCCCAACCGCGTCTATCTTGTACGCAAGGCGGTTTTTGCGCTGATAACCCGATATAATCTTGACCACCCGTCGAATGCGGTTAAAAACCAGGGCATTGCGTCGTTGCGCCGCAAGATATTGCTTCTCGACGGAATTCCACTGGTCGTTGCACATAAATTTGAAGTCCTGCTCGGCCTCCTTGAGATAATCGCACCAGCCGGCATTGGCCTGATTATAGGCCTCGTCAAAGTCTTTTTTTATATCGCTATCTGTTGCCATAATTATCCAATCATAATCGGCCTGGCGTATTGCTCGTACAGCTCGCGGGCCTGGTGCTCGGTCATTGACGCCTGATTAGACGACTGCTTAAGCGCAATCGCCAAATAGCGGAACGCATCAGCCCCATGGCTGGCCCAGTCGTGCAGCGGAACATTGCTGTACACATTGTGCCTCTCGTCGTACCGCTTACGGTAATTTTCGAGGGCCTTGATGCCATCCGCGCAATTGCGCTCGTCAAACCAGCATCGCGGGAGCACGGCCCTGGCCGCCTCAATACCGGCGTCAATGCTGATCTTGGGCAAAGTCGAGAACCGTATGCCCAGCTGGAAAGCATAATCCTTGCGTGACAGCCCAGTATTGAGCTCCCTCGCCTCAATGTCGTGTGGAGCATAATGTGCCTGGTAAATCCAATGATGCTCAGCCCGCTTGTCCTCAAGCACAGATGCATAATGGGCCAACCCCTCGCCGCTGCGCTCATAATAGTCGATTAGGTGGACCTCACCGCCAACCTGTTGACAGAACCAAATGGCCGTAGAATCGCCAACGCCAAGGTCCCATACGGTGATAACCTGAACAGCCGGATCGAACGGAACGCTGCAAATACGCCCCTCTTGGAGGGCCGTGGTCATATACTTGCCATAATAACTGCCCTCTTGACCAAGCTCAAAGGAGCAGTAAAACTCCTGCTGCACCATATCCTCAGACATGCCCGACGCACGCTCCGCCTCGATTGCATCCTGACTGATTGCGCCTGTGTCATCCACTGTGAGCACCTCGGCAAACCACGCATCGTTGGCCTGTGCCATCCTAAGCAGGTCATAAGCATGATTTTTGCCGCGCGGAGTGAAATTAAAGACAGCCCACCCCCCATTCTCCGCCAGAATTGGCCTGATTAAATCCCAGCCCTGCTTGCTTTGCAATGAGAACTCGCTGAACACACAGCCGATTGGGTTGACACCTACGTTGTCGATGTTGTCCGTCCCCAATATCTGGATGATAGATCCATTGCATAACGTTACCTTCATCTCGGTATTGTTCTTGTTTGAAATAATCTGCGGCGGAATATGGTCCATAAACTTAAACCCCGATCTGTCCATCCCGTCCCAAAGAACCTTACGACCCATTGCGGTCGTGGGAAAGAAGTACGGATAATAACCACGCCGCTCCAGGGCCCGCTTAACCACGTAATTGATGGAGGTCTTATCCTTGCCGGACCGGCGGTGCCACACCATAACCGCACGCTTACAGCCGTTATCCATCGCACGCAAGAATGGCAGCTGATAATCCCGCGGAATAAAGTTATGTGGCACTGTTATGGTTGCCATAATGCACAATGTTGATCTGGAGATCCCCAGAATGTTCGAGCTCCTGCTTATCGCGCCACCGCTCCGGATCGCGGTTTTTGAGCCAGAAAATGCACGCCGTAACATCAGGAGCCACCTGCTTAACCGTACGCCTATAGAGCACGCCGTTTTTGTATTCTTTCTCGACGATCTCGTACCCTAAAGCCCGCTGCAATAAGGACTTAGTTACATTGGCGGTGTTGAACTTGTCTTTGCCTGCGTTTAAGGCCTGTAAAAACTCTGGATAGTCAGCCTTCCAGTTATTGAGAGTCTTTTCGGCAATTCCAAATTTTTGGGCCAGCATCTTGTCGGTTGCGCCGAAAATAGAGCAGTAATCGTAGACGTCTTTAGCATACTCTGGTTTATACGCTGTTGGTCTACCACCTTTATTCTTTTTCTTTGTTGTTGTTGTATCAACCATCTTGCTTACTTGATAATTATTATCTTAATACTTGATACTTGATAGTATCATGCAATCGGCGGCGAAAATGGAAGTGTGTTAATCCGTATGGCGGAATTAGTTTGAAAATTTTTTGTTGAGAGAAAACATCATATTTTTTTGTTTTTGCGCAATTTTAAAAAATATTTTGTGCCATAACTGCCCATATACAATGGGCTTAAGACAATTTGCAAAAATAATATGTGATATACTATAATTAGTAATTGACAGTAAGTAACCTGAAACAACAAATCTGAAAGGGGTAAAAAATGAAAGTTAGAGATTTGGTAGAGGAGTTTGGGATGAATGGAGTTGTCCGTGTTGACGCCGGCAATGGCAGTGCGGGGCCTATGTGGTTAGATTGGGAGGCCGCCAAAGACGAGGTCGGACACATCGAGATGTATCCAGTCGAGGGCGATGAGACTCTTAATGAGGCTGCAAGGGCTGTACTCAGCCAGCCCAACTACAAGGTCACCCATTGCAGTGATTGGGTTGTTGGAGATGGACAGACCGGCGACAACCCTTGGCGGTTCAGGATTGTTTTTTAGTCATTTTTTACCCTGCCCCCGTCCACTCGTTGGTGGCGGGGGTCAGGGTTTTTGGGGAGCGCCCTAAATGGTGATCTATCAAGACTAACCTGTGGAATGGAAAGGGTAAACAAGATGAGGACAATCTACTTTTATATCGGGCGGACGTATTTTGAGCGTCCGCAAGGTGATTTTGACCAGCAAAAAGAACTACGCACTATCTGGGAGCGGAAGGTCTACGAAGTCGTTGAAAAGGCCGGCTTTGAAGCCGAACTCGTCTACAGCGAGAGGGAAGGCGGTGTCCGGCACGAGTTTTGGCTAAATGGAGAATGGGATGATTATATCATCCCATGGAAGCCAACTGGAAGCCCAATAAAACAGTTGGCTGCCTACGTAGGACTGGGCTGCTGCAAGGAATGCAGAAAAGAGGTGCAGGAAATTTCGGAGAAATTAATTGTCGAACTGTAACCTGCCGTTGAATTGTTTGCACGCAGG